TGGCATCGGGCAGGAAGTTGCCGTCTTTGATTTTGTCATCTATGGGCACCACTTCTATACCGCGTATGAGGTTCCCAGAGCTGTCACGAAAGAAAGGCGATAGGAAGGAGCGCCCCGCTGCCTTGTTCCCACTCATGTGCTCGTCTATCGCCTTGATTGTCTTCTGTCGCTCTTGCTCCCTCTGCACATCGCTCATCTCCTGCCATTCGTTGCGGCCAAACTTATGAGAGAAAAAGTCATCGGCCACATAAATGACAAACTTCAAGTTCAGTTGGTTCTCAAACATGTACTTTTTGAAGGTAGGCACCGAGAGCACCACATCCACCCAACCATTGGCAAAGGAGCTATGCCACTTCACCTTAGGGTAATTCTTCTCCGTGGTAAGGGTTCGCATTACAGGCACGATGAATTTGTCTACCTTCTTCTCCTTGCAGTATTCCTTAAGGCTCTCCACTGAATGCATATCCGAGTAAAAGGGCACTTCCTCCGTTAGCTCCTCGTCCAAGGTACCTCCCCACGAGGTATTGATATACACCTTATCCACATAGCCCTTTTCCTTGGGAACACCCAATCTGCAATGAGCCGCTTGCTGCCGCTTTATGGATACGATCTTGTCCCTATTTGGCGAAAGTAGATATTCCACAAAGGCAATCCCGTAGGTCTCAAAGTCTTCCACGATCTCGGACATGGTAATATCCCAGCGACAAGCCTTAAAGAACTGGTTCAGCTCAGGGAAAGAGTTACGCGCGCGTTCCTTAGTTACGATTCCCTCTTCTGTTTCCACATCCTGATAAAGGCGGAATCCCAACCCATAATGAGCCGAGATCAGCACCTCCAGCCCGCCTATGGCCGCCCCTGTCTTATTGAGCTTTTCTGTTAGCTCTTGTGGATAAAGGTTATCATCCCCCCAAGCCGAATATTTATCTGTATCAGATGAGTCTTTTTTGGATTTAGGAGTCGTTAGTCCTTTTTTGTTGTCAAAGAGTATAGCTGTATTGCTCTTCGATAGTATATACAAGTCGTTATCTATTTTTTCCATAACTAATAAACTACTTCTTTCCCATTAAAAGCCACTATAAACAGGATAATAATTTTCTTTATAGTGCCGTCTGCAAGTTTAATATTTCGTGTCTTGTTGTCCCAGTGGTTAGGGTTTTTCTCAAAGTCTTTTTTACCCTTGGACTGTTGCATTAGGGTAGCATTATGGTATATCAGGAGCTTTCCACCAAATCCATTTTGCTTGTTGTAGGTGCGTACAGCAATGGAAAAGGGTATCGGCTTTTTCTCTGCATCTAATTTTCGCATTTCTGCCAAAGCGTCCTTTAAAAATATCTTTTCTCCCATGTTGCAAAGGTCAAAAAACTATCAGGATAAATAAAGGACACATTCCCCAGCGGGAAAAAACAGGGTACTTTATCATTATTTTGCATTCACTGCTTTGTTTTTCAAAATGTTAAAAGTCTAAAAATCAATTTCATTTTCATTGCGTGCAAAAAAAGCCCCCTGCCGCCTTAATTATTTTTACAATTTGAATTTTAAAAATCGGAGTGAAATATGAATGAGCCATCTGCTTCCGCTTTTCCCATAAAAAACAACCTCTTTTTTATTAAGAAAAATTTAACTGATTTCAAGAGTGAAAAAATATTATTTTTCATTGCGCATTAAAAAATAATACATATCTTTGCAGTGTCAAAAAGAAAGAAGTATAACAATTAAATTTTTTAAGAAATGAGAACCATTACAATCAAAGACATATATAATGATGTAAGCTGCATTAATCCAAGTGTATCTACTATTAGTTCAATAGGTGATTATATAGAAGAGAGCAGCAGACAGGTAGCCCAATCAGTAAGAGATAGAATAACTAAGAGCTTACCTCAAGGTACATTAGCTCATAAGATCATCACTGAGACTTTAAAAGACTTCTTCACTGATAAGCAACTATGGGTAATCGCTTACGAATTGCAAAAGAATGAAGAGTATGTAAAGAACCTTTCTAATGAGATAGAGAGAAGAGAACAAATCGCAGAGCGTAAAGCTCAAGCAAGTAAGGCTAAGTTATCGGCAAACAAGGATAATAGTCAAGAAGTGCTTGATTTTGTGAAAGCAAATAAAAAGCTATTAAAAGACTATTATGCTTTCGTAAAATCAAATAAAAAATACTCCAAAGAGTTTTATTCTAAAAAATTCTCCTTTGAAAGTGCTAATGAATTTATCAATAAATAAAGTATAACAGTTAAAATTCAAGAATAATGAAATTAGATTTTTACACCACAAAACGCTACACTTACATTGTAGCTGATAATGTTACTTTTCAAAAAAAAGAGCAAGGTTATCCACAAGTTAATGAAGTGGCTTTTGAAACTGTAGAGGCGCAAAACTTTACATCCCACCCGACATTCAGCATTGAGATAGATGGTGAAGTTACTACACAGAGCATAATTGAAGCCTATACTAAATATTGTGAGTTTTGCAAGAATGCTCACCAAGAGAAAAAAAAGCAGAACGAGCAAGCTAAACAAAGCCTTGAAGCTGATTTTCGTGTACTCGAAAATGAGATTAAAGATGGTAAAGTTTTTGATGTAACTATAGAAAATATTAGAAGAATATTATTGTATCTCAATTCCATGAATTGGGGGGTATGGCAACTCCCTAAGATGACATGTGGGTATAGTGCTCATCAGTACGATTGTGATGGGCATCAAGCATCTACAATAACACTTGACGAACCTATTGATTATTGTGGAGAAAAAGTCTCTAAGTTCAAAGTCGGAGGGGGTAGATTACATTTGACAAAATATAAATTTGTTTAACCTCAAGCAAAAAAAATTATGAATGTAGACGATATTTTTAATCAAAAATATGAGGTGGCAGATGTGGTTATACCTAAGTTCTTATTAGCATGTAACCCTATCGTACCTAATATTGACCTTACCTACATATATTCCCCTCATTATATGAGCCTAATAATGGTAATTGAGGAGAACAGCGAGATTGTAAGGCTCAATGATACCTACAGAGCCATGCCCCAGCGGTTATATGTGTATGATATGTTGGAGCAATTCAGGTTAGTTGTTGTCCAGAACAATGTAATAAGTATGGGCGGGATATATGGTCCTGTTATATCAGTAGAACAATTCATTGAAGAAGCGTGGCAGTGGTATAAGAATTATCTTGACTGGGAATTAACACAAATGCAAGGATTATGACAACACAAGAGAAAGTATTATATATCATCGAATTATTAGAGTTATCAGATAGGCAGGTTTCCGCGGTCATTGGCAAAGCCATATCTACCGTGACCCATAAGAGAGCTCAGATAGGGCGCAATAAGTTCACAGACGAAGATCTACAAAAACTCAAGGATTATTACATTGAGATGCTTAATAAGATTAAATCAATTTAAAAACAAAATCACACCTAATTAGGTGTGATTTTTCTCTTTAAACAGAACTTATAATATACGAATCATGGCGATCGTTATCCATCAGATAAGCATATTTCCACCATACAAGGTAGTCGAAGCAGTCCGAGAGGTGGGTAGCGTGTTCCTGCGGGATAGAGGTAGAGCGCTCCGAGCTTTTGTCCTTCTCGAAGGAATCTTCTTTCTGCTTAAGTCCTGCATTCTCCATGGATACAATTAGGTTGGGGCAGTTGTCCTCATTGATACGGACAAAGGGCAACCCTTTGTTGCTCTCCTCTAAGATTTCGTTAATGAGTCGAAACTTGAGGATATGGCTTGGATTGTTCGTGTTGGGTGTCTTGTTATACACCTGCCAGCCTGCTGTACGGAGCATGTCCTCCACATCCTGCGCCAAAGTCGTCTTGCTGTTGGCTTCACTCTTAAAGCCTGAGCGATCGTGGTATAGATAGATCTTATTGCAGGTAGCCTTGTGTGGCTCGTAATAGTCTATGATCTTCTTAATAAGGTCTGAGAGCTTCTGTGGGTTCTTGACAAAGAAATCCTTAATGATACTCAGCGTATGGGTGAGCGTGCTCTCTTGGGCGACCACAGCACAGTTGATACGCCCTCCGAAGTCCAATGATATTTCCAAGGGAACGCCCTTAATTAAGTCCGTATCATAGGAACAGCTTGGGGTATAGCTCTGGGTAAAATCGTCTAAAAGGTTCGTGGCATACTTGTACTTGTAGTAGTGCTTATCTGCCAATAGCTGCGGATAGAATCCGTCGGCCACCTTGCGCGGGCGTATGTTCATGATCTCCGCATTGAAGAGCATATCCGATACCCGTTGTTCGTACATCTCCTGAATCCAATTGGGCTTGAGGTTCTCCTTATTGACCAAGGCGTTGGCTTTGATAAAACAATGTTCTTGTGGTTTTTGCATGGCCAGCTTTTCCCGATTGGTGAACCACTCGCCCGTCTTGGTCAGTGCTACAGAGGAAGTAAATATCGTAGCATTGAGCAGCGAAGCGCGGTCAAACTCCACTTTCTTAGCTCGGTTCGTGGTCAGCACGTTATTGAAGAGCCGATCGTATTCCAAGAGCGCCGCCTCGTCCCCTATGACCATATAGGCGTTAAGTCCGCGCCCTGAGTTGGGATCGTCCAAGGATACGAGCACAAGGATAAAGCCATTGGAGAAATGCACTACATTGCTCCACGAGTTGGGCGCTTGGAAAGGCATTGTATACCCTAAGCTCTTACCGCTTCTGCCTACTACATAATCCACATCCTCATATAGGCCGAACATCTCCAGCCCCTCCTTGGTAGAGGGGAAGGTACGGCTTTTGATCTGTACAAAAGTAGCTCCTACCAGTACCCCCGTCGCTCTGGGCATTTGACGTACGCCTTCCTTGACAAACCAACCCAATATAGTCGATTTGCCCGTACCACGCCCCGCCTCGATACAAATATTCTTCACCCGTCCGTACCTATTGGCTTCCACGGCTGCCATCTGCATGGGGTTTAGGTAGATCTCTTTAACTGGTTTTATTAGCATTCTTCACTTTTCACTTTTCATTCTTCACTCTCTTCATAGTCTATCTCCTCAGCGGGTAGTTCGTTGAAGTCCACCACCCCTGTACCGATAGCCTCTCTAAGCATACGCATACCCTTGCGGCTCATCTTGATATGGTACTCATGAGCGGAGATCTTCTCAAAGTTAATCTCTTTCTCCTCCTTATCGAAGTTGAACAGCGACTTATACGAATCCAGCGCCTTACGCTCCTGCTCCAGATCGCCCTTTTTGAGAGCCTTTAGGTAGAGCTGCCAGTAGCACTCCGCTAAGATCATGCGCTCCGCCTGTACATCCACTTTGTCCAACTCCCCAAAGATCTGCATCGCCCAATTGTAATCCCTATAGGCAGTGGCTTGGCTCACCTTCATCTCCCGCATGTGTATCTGTATGGCTTGATACTTGGAATACTTATTAGTCATCCTAAGGGCGTGAATATGCCTAAGTCGCGCCTTGATCTCCTGCTCGGCAGGGGTAAGCTCTATGCTCTCATCAATATGCGAAGCTGAGATACGAGGGTAAGTACCCTCTTTGTCGAATTTCACTAACTCCATCTTATCATCATTTAGTTATTGGATACTGGCTCTCTGGAACTCCACTACATAGCTGTGTAGGTTCCGTGTGTTATCATAGGATAGAGGCTTCTGAGAGATAGGAATCACCTTGAACCAATCCGTATCATTAGCCTTAATAAAGCACTGAGGGGACTTGATAAGCTCCCATAGCAGCTCCACCTCCTCGGGGAATATCCACCCTGTGTTGAGCTTGAAAGTCCTTTTTTCCTTGACCAAAGCCTTGAACTCTTCGTCCTTCTCGGCATGCTGTGAGATGGTATTCTCATAATTGATGTGCAGTTCTTTCTCCCCAGAAAAAGAGAACCAATCAGGGCAAAAGTTTTGATTTTGGAAAAGCACCGTGATAGGCTCCCCATTAGGCTCTGGCTTAGGCTCCAAGGAAAGTGTGCTCTTCTTGATAATCGTGTTTTTTCCGAAAAAGCGATTGGCATTTTTTCGATAGAAACAAAGATTAGCCACCCCATAATCGTCCACCAATCCAGAAGAATCAACGCTATTAGAAGCAATTTTTCCAAGTTCATTTCTCTTAAAAGCCTTAGTAAGAGCACTTACCGAGATTAGCGAATCGGTATAGGTAGAGCGTAACCCTACATTAGTCAGGTAAGGGTAGGAGAGAGGTTTCCTACCAGGAAGGTATCGCAAGGAAGATAACTTGTGAGTCTTGAACTCCTCCCCCTTGAAGTTGGTTTCCACAATAGTAACATTTACCTCAGTAGCTTTCATCACCTCCACAGGGAGCGCTGTATTTTCGTTATTGATATATAGCCTTTTCAGATCAGGCAAGTTTTCGAAAAAATCCTGAATTTCTTCCCCAAGATCGATCTTGGCCATGTTGTTAAAGAACACATATTCGTACTCCTGAGTGGTGGTCACCCTTCGGCCATATCCTGAGAAATTCATCACCAGCTTAGCGCGGGCAAATTCCGAATTTTCATTCGTCTGTGCTATTGTAATGATATCCTTATCCAAACAGAAGTATATATCCTTCTGCTCGAAATCCAGATTAGTCTTGATGGTGAGGTCTACCGTAACAATTTGTGTGGAGTCCCTGTTGCTCTTGACCGTAATATATTCCTCCTGAAGCCCCAGAGGGAAAGTCTCAGCACTCTTGGAGCGGAACTTAACCAAAACAAAGGGTTCTCCATTGTGCTTCACTTCCACGATCTCCAACCCAGCCGAAGGGGTGATCGTATAGGTAAGCCTATTGGCATTGTTGATACGAAAAGAGCCCTCATACCTTTCCCTTTTCTCGCGATATAAAGTCGCTTCATAGTGTTTTTTGTCGAATGAAAAAGAAGTAAGGTCATTAATAACATTCAGCCTTATGGAGAATACCCGCTGAAAAAGCCAGTTATCCTCCTTGACGATCACCTGATCATGGCTAAAGTCGAAGCCCTGAACTACCCCTGTACGCTTGTAGTTCTCGGATAGAGAGAACTTAGCCCATGCCCACAGATCATCGTTATCTACTTCTACCTTGAAGAGCCCATCATTTTCAAAAGTATATAGCCTTTGCCAATGAGAGGCACCCTCACTATCATGCACTACCCCTCCGAACTTTTGGTGTAGAACCAAAAAACTATTGATATTACGTATAAAGTGTGCTACCTGTAATAGTTCTCCAGTCTCGGCCATCGGTTCGACAAAGAGTTCCCGAGTGGCATTGTTCAGGGTCATATTGACCACTGGTGGTGTATAGGTATCCTTAGAACCTCCCCCGCTGCCGCTTCCTCCTCCGATACCTTCTCGCTTTAGGGTAATGGGTACCTCCCTTTTCTCCAACTCTATGTTGTTTCCATTATTAACAGCATAAGCTGTAAAGGTAAGGGTGAGCTTTGTCTCTCCCTGTGGGAGCTGGGAGAAGTTCTTATACCGCAGCAAATATTCTAATCCACGCCCACGGATCCGCCTTGTCCCTGCATAAAGAATACGATCGAAGTAAGAGGGTTTTATATTTCTTAGGTCCTGATTTCCGGCATATATCTCCACAAATTCATTGGGGGTAATAGAGATGCTAAAGATATATTTATCTTTTTCCCACTCTTCCGCATATCTTTTCCACTCTTGGTATATTTCATCGTCACTTAGGGGCTCATAGACAGGTACATCTTTAAATTCCCAATGATCTCCGAGGCTATTTCCTCTCACCCATTTTTTTTGTGTCTTATTGGTTTTCTTGCTGGGTTGGTATTTTTCCTCTGCTTTTCTTTTCTTTAGGTATTCTTCCAAAGGAACAAATAACTCTGTTTTGCCTGAGTATCCCTTGAACTCAGGGAGGAGGAAGAGTTCAGGAAATATAACAGACATTCGGTCATTATTAGGGATAGGCTCTCCTGATTTCCAAGTCTTGTAGATAGGGTTCTGAGAGAAGTCCCACTCCATGATCTCTTCTTCTTTTTCGAAATTAGCAACTGTGGGTTTTTCCTCGTTAAATGGGTACCATATATGATAACTTCTTGCGATATATTTACGTGCCATATTATTGTTTTTCTAATTGTTGTTTGATAAAGATAAGGAGTTCTTCTCCGCGCTGCTTAGGGAGTTCCTCCGCCAAGTAGGCGACAGCCTCGCTGGCTTCTATTGCCTGATCAATAAAAGGTTTTTCCTTCATTCCTTTAGAATATAAGTGAGCCCTGAAAAAGTAGGTCGTTTGCTTGGGCTTCTCACGGGTGCGGGTGCCTCCAGCCCTTACGCGGGAGGCTTCTATCCCGTAATGTTGGATAAATCCATGCCGTGGCATCTTGATAGCAATTCCCTTGAGGTATGCCTGCTTAGTGCCATCAGCCCGCTTGGAATAGCGCATGCGCGCTACTGCGGTAGCAGCCTGTAGGGACGCTTTCCCTCCTGAGAGATGACCTCCAAAGCGGGTAGAGACTTCCCCTTGTAAACTGCCCCTGAGCAAGGTAGCAGCTTTTTTCCCTATTTCTTTTTCCCTTTCCATTATACATTGATTAGAGTGATTTCTACTTGGTAACATTCGCGGCTAAGGGTGTTCTTGGTGATGGACTTGATAAAAAAACGCTGGCCATACACATACAGCGTATCCCTTAGAGCAAACTCCCTTATCTGATTCTTATTGGCTATAAAGCTCCATGAGAGCTCATAGGAGGATAGGCGCATTTTGTACCAGTCTTCCCAGTACTTGGTCACCTTTGGGGGTAGGAGTTCCTCTCTGGTCTCTCCCTCATTCTTGTTGCCATACCGTAAGCCATCATACCAGATAAGCCCTAATACATTACCCCCATTCTTTCGTGGAATACAGGAATGTTCTCCCCTATAGAGTACCTTAGGCAGACAGTAGCCCTCAATATTTACCTGAGTGCTCCCCTGTTGTTCCCCTTGTGAGAGTTGCATGCCATTTTCGTCGATCAGTATCGCAGGATAGTTGAACTTAGCCTCGTCCATATCAGGAAACTTAATAAGGTAAGATTCCTTGGTAGTGAGTGTCTTCTTAGGATCCTTGATGGCAAAGGGACGAAAGTCCTTCATCTGTAGGCGATTCTCCGTGTGGATACGATTCATAAAGATCTTGTCCCCTTGAATCTCCAGATCGTAATTCTTCCAGTTCTTAATAGTCTTGACCAAGTCTCCGAAGGTAATATCAGGGACAGCCCGCTTGAGGTCTACCTCATTGTTGTTAATCACCTGTTCAATCACATTCCCCTGAGCGTCATGCTGGGCAATGATATTCAAGTATAGCTCAATGGGGCTATTCCAAGCCCCCTCGAACTCACACCTGAGCTGATGGGCGCCCCCTGTATCGATGGCAATTACCTGAGTAAAGCTCAAGGTACTTTGGCGCTCACTGATAGCCCCCTCGCGGATCACCACACCATCCAGCCTTACCCGATAGATAAATGGCTCTCCATGGGTTAGTATATGAGCATTGTTACAGACCAAGCGCCACTTTCCGACCTTGTCCAAGGTAGTCTCGGATTGGTATTTTCCAAATACTACTCCGCTTACTTCCCGCTGCTGGGTGAGGCTATCCCTTTGCGGGGTCATATTGACCTCTTGCTGCTCTGAAGTCTTGTAATATTCCTTGCCCGAGTATATCACCTGCTGGAGGAAGTCCTCATCGGTGAGAATATCTCCGGCAAGTGTATATCCCGCATCGGCAAAACCTTTCTTGAGGACATAGAGTAGGTAAGGCATAGGGTGAATGATATTGCGGACTACCCTATTGCCAGAATCCTCACTATTATTGATAAAAGCCCCATTACGAGTGTGGTTCAAGAATCCTTCGAATGCTTCCCAGCCACTCTGGCTGTTATCCTTGTCATAAACTACACGAGGAAAATTATAATCTACCTCTGGGTATCTCTTCCTACAGACTACATTGGCATGCTCATAGATATTGTCTACAGCTACCTTGGCCAGCGGTAAGTCACATAGCTTCTTTTCAAAGTTCGG